TCGCGGTGTAGGTGAGCGAAGCCGAGGCCGCCGCCTGCACGAACGCGGTGGTGGCGACGCTGGTGTCATTGTCGCCGGGGGCCGGAGTTATCGCGACAGCGTCGGCGGCGATAGTCCCGTGCGCGCCCGCCGCGTCTGCATACCATGACGCCCCCATCTTCACGGTCGGGCTGGCGGTGTTCTGGTAAGGAGCCGGCGCGAACGAAACGGTGGGGCGCGTGGAGGCGTAGTAGCCGCCGCTCACGATCGAGATCGACGACCCGGCCAACACAGTGAACAGGGGCAGATAGAGCCTCAATCCTCCGGTGAAATTCGCCGGTGAGGGCGGATATGAGGTGTAGCCGTAGCCGGTGTTGGAAACGCCATCGCTCCAGGAAATATTGGTCGCAACGCCCGACGATACCGTGTTCACCACCACCTTGTGCGGGGTCGGACTATGACCGCTCAATTCAGTCAGTGTCTGGCCTGCGGCCAGGCCGGTGCCGCCATTGGCAATCAGGGGGACGGTCGTGCCGTTGCCGAATGTGTAAGTGCTGGACAGATCGACCGTTCCGGTCGGGAACACCGGGCTGACCGTCGCCTGCGTGGCAATGGCCAGAGTGCCAGCCGTGCCCCCGGCCGGTGGTGCCGACAGCGTCGCCGTGGGCCACCCCGCCGTGCCGTCATTTTCGAAACGCAGCGAGCCGGCGGCGGCCAGTTCGATCGCCGCCACGACCCCGTTGCTTGCACCCAGCTCCGTCAGGGCGGCAAAATCGCGGCCTATGTCAGGCGCGTAGGTGGGGCTGAAAACACCGCCAGCGGTTCCGCTTTGCGCAACCTTCACCCAGCCGGCCAGAATGTTGTTGTCGGCATCCACCACCGGCTGCGAATTGCGCACGACGCTACCCAGCTTGTAATAGCCGGTAGCCGGCATGGCCGCGCTGTCGAGCACGCTAAGCCCGAGGACCTGGCCGTAAGTATTCGATGCCGGGTCGGCATCGATCTGCCGGGTGGTCCAGCCGCTGCCACCAGGGTGCTGGATGCCGCTGTTGAAACTCAGCGTCGCGCCCGTTGCGGGGTTATATTCCTGGTAGTTTCCCCACGACTGAACCTGCGCACCGGTATTGTTTTGCAGGACATTGCCGACATTGCGCACGGTGTTATCGTGAATATAGGCCGTGACCAGCGTGCCGCCCGACTGCAGCAGGATCGCGTGGTTAACCGGGTTCTGTATCCATTGGCCGTTGCCGGTGCGCGATGGCGACAGATGATCCGGGTCAACGTCGATGACGTTGTTGTCGATCTCGACGCTGCATGGCCCCAGCGGCGCGGGCGGATTGACGACCACGGCAGCCGGATCACTTGCCACGCAATCGGAAATCCGGTTGCCGGTAATGCGCAACCCGATGAACCAGTTCGCAGTAATGTTTACGCCCGAAGCGACATGATTGATGTTGTTGCCGCGCACGTCCACCATGCGCATTGGACCGTTGCCACCAAGGGAAATCCCGTTCGGGCGGAACGCATAGTGCGTGCCGGGATCGGGCGGCGGCGGCAGACTGGGGTCAAGCCATCCGCATTGCTGCTGCATGCTGACGTTGAAGGTGCGCACCCACAGCCTGTTTTGCGCAACCGGATCGCCGGAAATGCCGTAATCGCTGAATTTGGAATACGTTTTGTTCGTGCGATCGATGGTGCCGCTGGTCAGGCTGCCGGTGCCGCCGATTGCCGTGGCGCTGCCGTCGCTCGGCGGCAATGTGCAGTCGATGACGTTGTCAGCGATCGTGATGCCGCGCGTGCCGGCAACCGCCACCAGGCTGTCAGCCGTATTGCTGCGAAAATAGGTTTGCCGCGAGATCACCGCGCCTGGCGACGGACCTCCTGCCGAGGCCGGCCAGTTCTCGCCGGGGATCGCGCCAAGCGGCCCCTTGCGCGCGGTATTCTCGGTGACGGTGATAGCGACGCTGCCGCCGGTCGGGCGCACGGAGTTAGCGATATTCGCCTCGTTCCACATATTGCGGATCGTGTTGCCGACGACGGTGACGCACTCCATCGCCGACAGCCCCTCGGTCCCGGTTCCGGTCCAGAGGTTGATCGCATGCGTGGAGCACAATTCAAAAACATTGCCGGTGATGGTGATGTTGCGCGCGCCGCCCGCGCTGACGCCCAGGCAATTATAAAAACGGTTGTTCGCGATCACGATGCTGCTGCGCACATAGTCTGGATCGTCGGTGCTGTTCGAATGCGCCGAAATTGCATCATCACCGAGGAAGCGAAATGTATTGCCGACGCAGATCACCTCGGTGCAGCCGCTGAAATTGATGCCGCCGACGCACCCATAAGCGGTGTCGCACCCCTCGATGAGGACGTTGCGACAGCCGCGTGGGCAGATATTCAGCGCCCGCATGAAGCGATTGCCGACGCGACTGAACCGCAGATTATCCACGTCATAAATCAGAAACGAGATGCCGCCGCCCACATTCATGGTCGTCGGCGTCCAGCCGCCGATCACTGTGAAATCGGCAAACTCAATATTCTGTCCGCGTGTCGGCGAGCCATAGTTGAGCGAGCCAAACAGGTGACAACTGCCGACATTGGCCTGGCTCCAGATGATATTCGTCCGGTCCATCCCCTGGCCAACGATCTTGGTATTGTCGGGGACTAAGTAGGCATATTGAGTGGACGCCGCGCCCGCGTGGAAAGCGGCGCTGCTGAGATCGACCGTGCCGGCCGGCAGCTCGATCACGCTGGTCAGCCCGGCGGTAGCGTTGCTCGCGGCTACCGCCATGCACGCCGCCATGGCGGCGCTGCAATCGACCCCATCAGGACGCTGCACCCCAACCAGCTGATCCATCAGGCGGATGACGCCCGCGCCCCCACCACCACCGCCACCACCGCCGCCGCCGCCCGCGTTGGCGATGGCGGAATTGAGGTCCGCCGCCGTGAGCGTGTCGCCGGTTTTCCACGGATAGCCGTTGTGGTCGTTCACAGCACTGCCTCCGAGCCCACGATCCACGCACGATTGAGCCCGCGCCCGCTCCAGCTCGAGACGTCGCCGCCGCGCCCGCCGAGGATGCCGGGCAGCGACAATGTTGAAATCTGTGCATTCGCCAGCCGGATCGTCTCCAGCGACGCACGCGCCTGGCCGAGCAGCAGCGGCGTGATCTGCGCGCCAGGGAGGCGCAGGGCGAGGTTGTTGACGATGGCGTCGAGATACTCGGGCGGCACCAGCAGCTGATCAGTGAGGTTCACGTAGACCGGCAGCTGCGCCTTGGTGAAGATGTGCAGTTCGTAGTCGTTGGCCGGCGGCACCGGGTAGAACGTCACGCGCCCCATCGGAAAAGCGCTGTCGTAGAACATCACCTCGGGAATTGATTTCAAATCCTTGATGGTGATTTTTCCCCAATCCTCCTTGGCTTCGATGATCGCCAGCGGGATGTCGACCGGGTTGGGACCGGCGAACGGCTGAAACCGGACGAACCCGCCGTGCAGCTTGTCGGGCCGGGGCATGTTAAAATCGCCGCCGGGGCCGACCGAATACCACTGGCTACCGGTCGACACCTTCGCCGTCTCGGCCTCGTTCCAGACCAACCAGCGCTTGCGCTGCCACTGTCCCAGCATCATCACCAGGAGGCTCGTGGCGTCATTCATGTCGGTCGAGGTATCGGACACCCGCTGCTGGTCGTTGATGCGCCCGGCCAGGCGCAGCGCCAGCACACAGGCCTGCCGCACGGTCGCAGGAACGCCTGTGGCCAGGGGGGCGATCTGCTGGGCGTTGATAGCCTGAACGAGCTGCAAGGCGCGATCGGCACGGGTCTGCAGGGTGGAAGGCACCTCCTGCCCCCAGAGGTCACGCAGGCGCACCGCGAGGTTGAGCACGATGGCGTTGCGCATGCCAGGATCAAGTGAAAGCTCCGGCACCATGTCGCGCAGATCGGGCAGCAGGCCAGGGATGACACGCACAGTGCGCTCTAACGTCCACTCCTCGACCATATCGATCATAAGCTGGTGCGCGTCGCTGACATCCTGGCTGGCCGGATCGACGGATTGCTTGTCGGTAAGCCGGCCGGCGGCGCGCAGCGCTGCGAATATGAACCCCAAGCCGCTGAGGGTGTCGATATTGCTGACGGGTATCTGCTGCAGATTAATCGCCTGAAACGCCTGCAGTGCACTCAGAGCCAGCTGCACGTCGAGGTCGACCGGCGGCAACGCATAGATCTGCCGCAGGCGCACCGACATCGAGGTCAACAGCACATGCTCGTAAGGCGTCCAGAACGAGACATCGGTAGTGAGGTCGGGGAACGGCGGCAGCACGACGGTGTTGACCATCACCCGCCGCTCGAGGTTCAGCTCGCTGATCCAGGCATTCAACACCTTAAAACTGTCGTTGATGTCGGTGGCGTCCGGTATCTGTCCGATGCCGGTAATGCCGCCGTTCCGCAACGCCAGGAACAGGATGTCGTTAGCGATCGTCAAAGGAGGTGCCTCCTGAGAGAGTTGCCGCCGAATTGCCGGGGAAGCGCTCGGCGGCCACACGCTGGCCAGGACGGGAGGAGCCGGTCCCGCCCCCGGCAAAGATCAGCTGCTCTTGACCCAGGCCCAGGTGCCTGGCGCGAACGCGTAGAACGTCGCCGCCGTGGCGGTCGCCAGCGACACGCCAGTGCCCGCCGCCACCCCGTTGATCGTGTCGCTGGTGGAGGGGTCGGCGAACACCTGACAGGCCGCCGCGCCAGCGTTCATGATGACGATCTCCTGGCCGCCGACGGCGGGCGGCAGGGCGACACTGTCAGCCGCCGTGGCGCAGACGGTGATGCGGTTCATCGCCGAGGTCAGCTTCGTGGCCCCGGCGCGGCCGCCGCCCGCCGTGGCGGTGATGTTGTTGCTGTAAGTGCGGCCTCCGCCCGCCGACATCAGCTCTGGGGAAAACAGATGCTGACCCCGGGAGTATGGGGTGTTAGCCGGATTATCCTGCGGACCCCTGTTGTCGAAATACATACCCGCCTCCTAGTTTGCCATGAGCCTGCAGGCGAGCTGCGGACGCAGCGCGGCGCAGCCCCAGAGCACGTCGATGCGGATGGGGAACGTGTCATCCGAGATCGCATACTGGCGAACGGCACGCATGCTGATGCCGTCCTTCTGAACCCTCGATGCCATGTCGACACCACCCGGCATGACGAGGTCGGCGGTCGCGAAAGTGAACGCATCGGGATGGAAGGCGAGAGAAAGCCCGGTTGCAGTCGACACGGTACCGGCGAAGACGAGCGCCGCCGAGGCGTTCGCGACGGTGACGACATTCTGGCTTGGGCTGCCGCTCACGCCGTTGATCCCCGGGCTGATCGTCATGGTGCCGGCACCGCCGGCATATGATCCCACCACCACGAACTGCTGCAGGACGCCGCTGCTGATCTTGGTTTCCGGATGGCACCGGTACACACCGGCGATGGTGAAAACGTCACCAGCGTTTGGAACGCCCGCCCCAGCGGCGACCACCAGCGAGGTGCCGGTGTTCTGGTTGGCAACGACGGCAGTCGTGTAGGCCGCATTCGCCGCACCACGCGTGGTGGTCGTCAGGTGCGTATTTTCCGCCCACTCGAAACCGCCCGCGAGGCCCATCACGCCGTCGGTGTACTGGCGCGCGATCTGGGTGCTCTGCTGGAACAACCCCTTGAGGCTGTCGACGAGGTCGACGTTGTCCTGGGTGTTGATGCGCAGCAGCCACTGCTTCGATTGCGGCGTCAGGTTGTCGAGCAGCAGCTTGCGCGCCTGCAACACGGTCTTGAATACCTGGGGCGCCCCGGCGGTGCCGACCGCATTGAAGACCGTCGGCCACATCTGCTGGACGAAGGTGCTCTCGATCTGTGCCGCCAGCACCGCGATCGCCGGCTCGATGTAGCGGGCGGTGAAGTCGTCGATGGTCAGCGTCAGCTCGGCGGACGAGAACGAGAAGTCGACGTGATACTGGTTGGTGATCGGCAGGCTGACGTAGTTTTCCACCGTGTTCTGCAGGCTGAGCGCCGGGGTGGTGGAGACGGTGTATTGCACCGGGACGCGAATGCGCAGCGTGCTGCCGATCTTGGCTCCGCTGTTGGCGAAGCTGTCGTCATACTGACGGTTCACCGCGCCGACGATGTTGAGCTTCTGGTGCAGGATCGCCAGCGCCTTGGCGGTAATCATATTGATGGTGAGAAGGGTGTTTGAAGCGGCCACATTGGCCTCCATGGGCAACGGAGTTGCGGGAGGCGCTTCCTTTCAAGAGCGCCTGGTGATCCGTTGTCGCGGAGTAACGAAAGCCGCAGCGACGCTGGCTTGGGCACGGTGCAGCGTGTTTCAGGTGTTACGCGACCACCATGGGGGTATCCGCAGCGGGGCTTTAACGCCTCCCGCGAAGGCGACGGCACAATCAGGCTATTCGTCGTCCTCGCGTTCCAGATAGTGAACTCGCGAGGATAGTTCATTGATCTCGTCGTCAAGATCCACGAACCAGCGCATCATGCCGTCCACTAACTCCATCAGCTCCATAGCGGCATCGCTACTGAATTTCGCACGCAACGCAGCAATTTGCTGCTTTAACCCGTTCAGTTCAGTCTGCTGCTCAGGCGCGGGCATGTTAGCGCTTAAGTATGCCGGGCCAGCTTGCTTTTGAGCAGATGCCCAGAGCCATAACCAGCACGCCCAGGAAAATGAGTATGACGAGAAGCCAGATCATTTTTACCTCCGCACGGAAATCGGCGTCGGTTTCAAATAATGGTCGACCAGCTCCTGGGCGCTGGCCCGGTATTCGTCGAATTGCGGGCTCGCCCGCCCGGTGACCGGGCGGATCGGCGCAGGGGCCCTGGTGACCGGCACGGGCGCCGGCACTGGCGCCCGCGCCGCGCCGTTGCCCTGCTCCAGCGTGGCCGCGAATTTGCCCAGCGCTATCGCCCGGCCGCGTTCGGTCTCGAGGCTGGCGATGCGCTCGACCACCTCAGGCTCCTGCGCCAGCGCCGCCGCAAGCTTGACGCCGTCGGGTGTGTCGACCAGCAGCGCCGCGAAACCGGCATCCGCGCCCATGGCCATCAAGTCGGCGCAGCGCTGCTGCCAGTCGGGAAACTCCTTTGCCCCCTCCCGGTGGAACATCGCCGCACGCAGTTTCGCCGCCTCCTGGGCGCGAATTTGCGCCACGAAACGCTGCTGAGCCTGCTCGGGCGTCTCCTCGCCGGGCGGCTGCCGTTGCTGCTGCGCGCGAAGATGCTCGAGCTCTGCCGCCTGCTGCGCCTGCACGCGTTCGGCGGCGCTCAGCTTGGCGGTGAGGACCGCGAACCGGCGATCACCGGGGCGGGGTTTCTCCTCCTCAGCGTGCTTTTCCTCACCGGCCGGCTCTGCCGGCGCCGGCTCGGGTGCAGGCTCTGGCTCAGCCGGCGCCGGGGGGTCTACCGACGGGGCGTTAGGCTGCGGATCGGTGAGGGTGTTGGTATCGCTCATCGCGGTGCGTCCGGTGGAACGTCGTGAGTGTATTCCGTCAGGGTCTCGGAGGCCGGACTGCTGCCCGGGCTGCCGCGCAGCAGCGCCAACTCGGCCTCCAGCTCGAGCACACGCTGGTGCAATGCATCGTTGTCGGCCCAAAGGCGATTGAGGGCCGCTTCGATTGCGGCGCGCGCTGCATGGGCGACATCGGCACGCGTCACATGAGCCTGCAATTCATCCTGGTTCATGACGCCATCGCCGGGGCTGGGGCGGGCGCTGGCGGGGCCGGCGGTGGCGTGGCGCCGTTTCCACCCCCCTCGCCCTCTGCCGGCTCTGGCGGCGCCATGCGGGCCGCCAGCGTGCCCTGCACATCCGCGTGCCGGTGCAGCATCGGCTCGAGGTCGGTATTGAGCATGTCCTCGACCATTTTGCGCACGATGATCTGCAGACTGTGCGGGTAGTCGTCGATGGCGGTGCTGGCGGATTTATCAGTGAGCTGCAATTTCTGCGCGGCGAGCTGCTGTTTCAGCGCGGCGACCTCCTGGTCGGCCTGGCCGAGCAGCTGCTGCGCGTGATCCTGCGTCTGCTTCAGCACGCCCTGCAGCTGCTGCACCTGCGGATCGACACCGGATTGATATTGCGGCGGCAGCCCGCGCTTGAGCCTGTCCGCGAGCTCGTCGGCGCCCGGGAAGTCAGAGTTCTGCGCCCAGAAGTCGCCGACAATGGCGAAGGCATCAGGGTTCTGCTGCATGATCGTGGCGAACGCATTCGCGGCTTCTTCGCGCTGCGTGCCGTAGGCCGGGCCGACGTCGGCCTCGACGTCATACTCGCCGACCGAGGGATTAAAGATGATGGCGGGGTTCGGCTGGTCCGGGTCCGAACGCATCGCCTGCGCCTGGGCAGGATTGAGAGTCGTTCCGTTGGTGGGGTCGACATGCTGATGCGCATCCGGCGCAGCAGGGTCGACCCGTACGGTGCTCTCCGAATTGTCGTACCCCATGATCTTGACCAGGCGCGGCGTGTCATAGATTTTAGGTATTAGATCGAGTAATATTCTGCCTACTTGGCGTATGGCTTTGGCCTGGTTGTCGATGTAGTGGTAGGTGGCCGTGTCACCCTGGCGCTGCCGCTGCTGGATGGCGACGCCGCTGCGCTCGTTGGAGGGCATCCCCAGCTCGGCCTGATACTGGCCGGTGACGGCCATCAGGTCCTGACGCGCAATCTGCATGCCGGCAATGTAGGCTTGCGCCATCTGCGGCGGCGGCTCGCGCTGGGGCCGTTCGATCGGGTTCCCCTGCTCGTCGAGCCCATTATAGAGCAGCACCGACCAATTCTTGACGTTGGCCGTGTCCCATTGCTTCTCGCGCCCTTCGATCGCGTCGGCGCGCGCCACGTAGGGGGATTTCGTCTGCAGCGCCACCTGCTCGACGGCGGCGGATGACCAGTAATTGTAGATGCGCTGCGCGTCGATCTGGCTGCGCGTGCCCCTTGCGATCCATCACGCCGTCGATCGTCGTCTCCTCGCCGATGAACGGCACGATCGGGATGTATTTGCCGAGCCACTTCTCGCGATCGATGATCTCGTCGCCGGCAATTTTGAACCATTCAATTCTGTGGCTTTGTACCTCGCGCGTCCTGGCGATCATCGGCTCGATCTGCTCGCGCAGCTCATCGGGGATGTCACTGTCACGCACCACCGTGCCGTCGCTGAGCCGGTGCCGCTTATAGCTGCTGATCACCCGCCGCCAGTATTCAGCAATTCTGATATGATCTTTATCGTTCCACCCGTCGCTATGATGATCAAGCGCCGTCGGGACAACACCCTGCTTGCCGTGTTCCGCCTCATAGCGATCGCGCGGAATGTCCTCGAACACGAAACCAAAACTGGCATCCGATTTATCGTATTGCTGGCAATCGGGGTCGAGATAAACCGTGCGCGGATCGCCGATGCGGCGGATGAACAGGTCGAGCTCGTCGCTGTCATCGCTGACGTAGTCGGTTTCCACACGCACGTAGCCGATGCCGGTTTCCACCTGGTGGTAGGTGGCGGTGCTGTAGGCGTCGACCGCCTTCGATTGATATTCGATGCGGCGAATGACGCCGCTCATCACCTGGGCGGCGTC